TACCCCTTCAGCTCATAGAGCTGAGGCCCACCTGATCTTGATGTCGACGGATTCAGGACGTCCGTAACGTTCTAAGTGCTTCACATCAAATATCGGGCTTTCGCCTCGTTTGAGGAAGAACTTCAGTAGGGCACCTTCTCCAGAGATCATAGATCTCCTCGGAACTGCCTTAACTACATATCCCTTGACAAGAGGGCGATGTAGGGTAGGACACAGTTTCTCAGTTACATAACCGAGAAAAGAGTGTCTTCCCAACACTGGAGACGTCTCTAGAACTACCGGAAGGGGGGCTAGTCCCCTCAGATGGTTATCTAGGACCTCAACGGTTTGCCAAAGGCCAGCTTTATAAAGCTGATTCCTGAGGCTATACGTTGAGATCAGTCCCTGAACGTCACCACGTGACGTGGGAATACTACGACGCAAGTATGTGACGGAAACGTCACTGCCTGCATAGTAATCCCTCCCGCAAGACTCTCTGAACTTACCAGTCCAGAAAGACTTTTTGGAGTTGACAACGAAGCCGAAAAGCTCGAGGTCAGCTATCACGTGAGGCACTATGTCTACGGGACAAATAATATCATCACCGTAGACGCGCACCTTTCTAAGGAATTTCGAAAGATCTTCCTTAGTTAAGGAACGGTTAAGGCTTTGCTCGAACCCGCAACAGATTACGGTCAAAAAGACCATAGCCTCAACGGGAAAGCACAATGCCGAACCCATAGACGCGAACTTGGACAACGATACAACACCGTGTCCAGGTACGTCTGCTGTCAAAGAACGACAGGCCTGAACTGCACTTTCAAGGTGCGGAAAAGGCTTGAACATCCTTCGAACAAGCAGATTGGCAACGCGGTCACTAGCCTCCGAAAGATCGATGGTCGCAAGACCACCGGTTAAGGAACCTAGTCTGGCCAGGATCTGATTAGGAACCTGGTCAGTAAAACCGATCGCACCCTTGAGGAAGTCATCCCTCTCGAGTGCGTCAACGAAAATCTCCATTAGAGCTTGCTGTGTATATTGCATACACGTGGGCTCAATAGCGATAATTCGTGGCGTTTTCAACGTTTTAGGGACTGAGACCACCTTACAAGGTAGCTCAGCCTCAGGTTCAAGATAAGTGACGCCTTGCAAAACTTCAGAATAACCATAATTGGCTATTCGGAAGTCTCCGGAGGGGAAATACTCCTCCAGACGGGCGTGCCAGGTTCCGTTGTCGTACTTTCCGTTACCGGATGAACGATCAGCGGTCTTACCTGGGCCGTGACGGGGCCTAATAGCGCCAGCATAAACCAAATGGTCAAGCTTGCTGCCAATAGTACCCCAAAGAAGCCCAGAAACGCGATCAAACCGAGATAAATCTCGGCAGTTGGCGTTCTGAGTCCATTCACGCACTTGTCTTTCACAATCGAGATACTTTTCATACGCTTTTCTTTCTCTTGCATCACTGCAAGGGTTAAGGACTTTTTTGTAAAGCAGAGTAATTTGCCTCACAAAAAAGATCGCCGTATGAGAGGGACTCTCGACTAACCGCCCATCTAACCGATCGAACACTTGATCAAGCAAACCTCCGAGAAATCGGGGGGTAGCTCCATGTTTGCTGAAACCAGCGAACATTGTGTGATCCACCCAACCCTGGTCGAGACCTCTTTCGAAGTCTGAACAGAAGGTGGGGAGGGTAATCGTCAAAAACGATTCCCCTTCTTGTTCGAATCGGCTCGTGATTGTTTCAAGATCACGAGTGGTGCTTTTAGTGCAACACCACGTACTGGCGTCAGCCAGTACGCCCTGCAGAAGTTCTATGGGGCTTTTCATACTTTCTCCTTAATTTAGGGGATAAG